ATGGGTGTGAGCGGGGGAAACCTTGGCTTGCAGTCTGTTGCGGGAGCCCAATTGGGGGCAGGGTTGGAGAACCTAAACTCCAATCCATCCAGTCCCACTGCTATGGGGGCTGGTAAAGGGGGGGTGCATGACCATAAGGTCTGCCCTCAGGGGTGTGTCTTTCATCGTAAAGATCCTCCACGGATTGAGTATCCACAAAGGATAGTAGATGAAGTTTATTCTCATCCTATCTACGAAAAGTTGCAAATAGCAGAATTACATCAACCTGAAATTTATGGGAATGATGACGATGATCAATCAATTACAATTAATTGGTTAGGTCAAACAGCAACTATTTTGTCAGAATTTGACTATTCAAGAACGCTTATTTTTATGCTTCTTGTTTTTATGTCTTCTGCACAAGTTCGTGCCGCAGAGCCAACTTGTAACATTACTCAAGTCGTTGATCAAACGCCAGCTAATATTAAAGCTGTAGGAGATATTATTACTAATCTCTTCTTTTATTTAGGAGTCTTTTACTTTATAAGACTTATTGTGACATTCTTTATTACTGAGTACACTCGTTTTAGAAACTTTGTGTATCCGGAATATGATCAATTTAGAAATTGGTCAACTGGTTTGATGAACCGATTTGTAAATTGGAGTCAACCTGAGTACGCAGATTTAAAGAGTAAATGGTTAATGATACAAATTGCAACAGTTATTGCAAGTATCATCCCAAATTGCTTTTCCATCCTTAGGAAACTATATGGAAAAAGAGAACAAATTCTCTTCCAACAAGGAGCTCGCCAAGATGCGAACCGTGCTGGAATGTTTATGACAGGTTTGCTTTCAATATGCATGCTTGTGATGGCCCCAATCATTGGTGCCAAAAGAATCGTGGCTTACATAAGACCAATTTTGGATGTCTTGAAACAAGTCCCATACGCTGCCTGGATGGTAGAATGGTTGATCGATTGGAGTAAAGGCAAGAAGGATTTTCGTGACATGCCGCAAGATGATGGTGCTTTTAAAGAAGACCATAAAGATGCCGTGGAAAACGAAACCTTCAAAGATCTACAAAAATTAAATGCTAAATTCAGGGAGAATGCTGAAGAAAAGAAGCAGAAGAAGGATGATTTGAGAGCTACGAAGCCGGTAAAATCAGATGAGATTGATTTGAGTGATGAAGGAAATGAAAGCGATTTAGATAGATTGCGAACCCTAATGAAATATCAATCCGACTGTAGATTTAAAATTCTATCAACAGATGATAGTCGAAAAGGATTCATAATATGGTATGGACCAAATTTCAAGACAAGGACAACTTGTACAGCTGATAATTTAATTTATGTATTTACAGAAATATATAAAAGGGACCCAGGTGGTTTGATATACTGCCCAATGGATGATATAGAAGATATGCAAGAGTATTACTTCTACACTTTTTCAGAACTTTTTGAAGATGAAATTGAGATTCGTGGAGCAGAAATTGATATGCCAGACGAACCAAAAGTTGAGAGTAAGAAGAATAATAACAACAATAACAACGATGAAAAAGAAATAATCCTTGAACAGCAAGGAATTAAAGAAACCGTTATATTTGTTAAAGCTGTCGTGGGAATGATGTTTTATAATAAAGTTGTAAAACATGCGAACAAAGTACCAGATCGAGGTGATGCTAAGGAAAATGATGAAAATCTTAAGAAATGTGCGCAAAAAGCAAATGAAGAAATGTTAGATGAATGCGCTAAGACAGGAGACCGCCAAGAAACCAGTAATGATTATGATGAGACCAAGATTAAAAGTGATGATGAATTTTATGATTCAATGCCAACTTGGGATGACGTTTATGAATGGTTCGGAA